GTTCCACCACCACCCACTGGTATTGCCTGATGAACATATGCTTTAGAAACTGTATCATAACCAGCCATTACAACTGTTGGGGCAACACTATATTTGTTTCCTGCATTGAAAATTGTGTCTGATATTTTTACTTTACCAACTACGTCAAGAATCTCTGTTGGAGTCCCAGTACCTATGCCTACTTTGCCAGTTACAAATACTGCTGCATATTGTGTACTATTAACCAAAATTCCTATTTGTGACAACCCACCCGTGGCATTAAAATCTCCACCTATTGCAGTTGCACTTCCAGCAGCAGTTCCAATGGCTTGAATACCACGATTGAATATCGTTGAACTACTTGCACTAAATTTTCCGCCAATTGCATCACCAGCACCAAAATTAGAATTGCCAATACCCTCTACACCAATGTTTATACCAGCACCATCCCTTCCTGTAAATTTTGCACCTGTATTATTACTACCAGCAGTATTTGATATTCCTTGTACTGCAATTCCCCCGTTAATTTTTAAAACATCGAGCATCGCAACTGGCGCTGCAGTACCTATACCTACATTGCCTACACTATCCATCACCATCTTAATATTTCCAAATCCGTCTGAGATTTGTACCCACTTACTTTTACCATTTATTACTGCACCATTGTTAGCACCTATTAAAACATTATATGTTCCTGTTATAAAACTTAATGCACCCCCAAAAGAAGATAAAATTAAGTTATTATTTCCTTGAATAGATTTTGCAGTTTCAGCACCTACAATCGAATTGTATGAAGGTGAACCAGTAGAATACCTTCCAATATTTTTTCCAAGCATTGTATTCCATATAGGGGAAACTAAAGCACCTTCAATACCCATAACATCAGCACCAAAAAGAGAATTGTTTGAGGCTGTTCCTGTACAACCAAATAGGCCAAGTGAACCAAAAACTGAATTATCAGAACCTAAAGGAGTTCCTTGCATTACTTGTGCGCCAAAACCAGAATTATCAGAACCAGTATTTACATTAAGTACATTATACCCAAAAGCAGTTTCTCTATCTCCTTGTATATTTCTTGATAATGCGTAATTACCAAATCCTGCATTAGCAGCACCTCTGTTTTTTCCACCAGCAGAATCGCCCATGAATATACTACCACTCCAACCACCGTATAAGATTTGTTGTGAACCTCCTCTTATTTGAAATGAATATTCACTATTAGGACCATACACGAATTTTATAAATGACCCTGTTGTTGAATCTAATGGCAATTTTGTTATTGTAAATATGGCACTATCTTTAGCTGTAGCTTTTACCCTAAATCCTCTTTCTGGATTGTATAAAATGTTTGGCGAATTATTAATAACATGATCATCACCAGTATAAGCAACACCATCTTTTGAAAGCTTTTCGTTTTTAAATTCTCCAGCAACGCGAAAGTCACCATTTACAGCAGCGTCTCCCCGCACTGCTACTCCAGATATAATACTTAGAGCTGGGTCTTGTAATGTATATGATACAGCTGATGATCGCGGATCGTATGCTTTTTTTACTGATGAATAAAACTTAACATCAACTGTTCCCAACGAAGGATGAAACTGTAATCGCATAAAATATCCATCACCATTTGTACTATCGTCTTGATAGTTTACAAATATTTGATTTATTAAATTACCGTTTTCACCTGTTGAAACAATGTGATCTTGTAAACCATATTTAGGCCATACAGCTGGTATTAAATAGTGTCCTGAAAATACCCATTTGATATTTTTCTTTTTCTTTATTAATTTATCCCACAATTCTTGTCCACTATTATCTGCACTCATTCCATAAGTTGCACCGCTATATGTAGATGTATCTGTCGCTAATTCACCGGGTACTGTAATATATGCATGTGTAACTATCATTACTTCTCTCGTTGGATCAGCAGTATAAACAGAATCCAATATCTGCCCAGCCCACGTTACTACCGCATCTCTTGGTAAAAACTCCATAGTCAATGCAAGAAATTTTCTATTTCCTACATCAAATGATATGAAATAATTTTCATTAGTTGAACTGTAATGACCTTTATAAAATGTTTTACCGGTAAAATATGATACGCCTAAATGATTGTTGTAGTTTGTATCCTGTCTTGTTGAAGGATTAAAACCATTCTCATAATCGTGATTACCAACTGCCATTATAAAAGGAAATGTTGGATATGTAGAAGTAACAAGACTTAATTGCGACATTACAGTATCCCATTCAGGAATAGTATTTCTATTTGTAATATCGCCAACCTGTATCATCGCCTTTACGTTATAGAATGCAGAACTATCTTTTATCCACTTAAACATTGTTCTGCTATCTGCCTGATGAAGTTCAATCATATTCTGTATATCAGGAAATACTACTATTTCAAAATCATTTCCTGTAGCAGATGTTTTTAATTTTTTAAGATCAATAACAGCATCATATTCGCCTCCACTTGGTTTTGCACCACCTGTTTTAACAGTATCATACGGTAATTTACCAACAGTTCTTTGTGAAAAAGAAACTGTACTTACAAAAACAATTAATAATAACAACAATAATTTTTTCATGTTTTTTATTTTTTAAACGTCTAATCCAAATCCATTAACAAAAATTAAATCTGTATTTGATAATGTTTGAACGCACGGTTTAGAAATATCTCCCGGCGTAATTGAAAGTTTTCCAGCAACTGTACCACTTAAAAAATAAGTAGTACCTGCAATTAATCCTAATCCTACAGATAATCCAGAAACGTAACCAGACACAACCATTTTAAATACATCTGCGTTAATTGTTTCAGATACCATACCAACCATTCGTGCATGAGCAGATGTATCTGCTAACGCTTTAACAAATCCTGTTATATCTTCAAAACGCAATATATCTCCTTTCACAAATCCATGAGCAACTTGTGTAAAATAAATAAAACCTATTGACTGTAATGCATTATAAATACTTCCACTTGTTAATAAATTACCACTACCGTTTGTAGGAACTGTATCAAAATCACGATATAAATTTTCCCACTGTAAAGTATTTGTATTCCAAAATTTTGTTCTTTGTTGACCGCCATTAGTATCAAACCATAATAGTTTTTTATTAGTTGGAGCAGTAGTTCCAATTATCATTGCCGCAATAGGCCCAAGATTTTTTGAAATAGCAGGCATAGTTTATAAATTCTTGATTAAAAATACTATTTTAATTAACGCGATATGAGATTCGTTTTTTATTTGAGAATATCATTTATGTCTTCAACTAATAAATCAAAATATTCTATTGATTTATTTAAATCATTATGATCATAAAACTGCGGAACAGTAATTGCCTCAAGTCCTATTGCTTTTTTTATTTTTGTGTAAAAAAACCAATCATTAACAATACCTAATTTCTTTTTAGCTCTTGTATAAGCAACATATCTTAAATTGTTTTCCTGTATCCTTTGAAATTCATTTTTAACCCTTCCACCATGTAATAATTCATCTTCAACTATATATACCTTTTCTGCCTCAAGTCCTTTTGATCTATGCGCTGTTGTAAGTTGAATACCACCTTTTTGTGATTCTGAAAATATTTTTTTAATATTTTCAACCATATGATTCGGCGTTGAAGAATCACCGCGCAATGCTTCATAACATTCTCTGCGTTCTGTTAGGTTAACAACTGGATTTGATTCAAGTGCTTGTTCTCTTGTTAGTCCCCTTAATACTTGTTTTCGTATTATTTTTTCTATTTCGTTTTGTATCTTATCATACATTTGCCCAAACCCTTCTTCTGAATCCATTAATTTTTTTCCAACATAACGCTGAATTTCATTAATCATTGTTTCACCTATATCACGACCTCTTATATATGCCGCTTTCTTTTCACCAATGTATTTCATACAAAGTGAAATTAAAGGTGCAGTGTTTCGACATATTACCATATCACCATCACCAATATCATTTACTGAAGCATCAAGATTTACTTCGCCTTCTGGTGAATTTTCCCAAAAATCAATTGGTACACCTGTTGTTTGACGCGCATAATTTACTATTGACTTTGCACATCTGTATGAAACACTAAGTGGAAGTCGTTGCGTATTGGGTAAATTAGCAATGTTTTCAAATGATTCATGATCACTACCAGCAAAACCAAATATTGCCTGTTGTGGATCACCTACCGCCATTAATCTTCCACCTGTTTCAGGATTAAACATTCTTGTAACTAATTTTAACTGTGTTTTATTTAAATCCTGACACTCATCAACAAAAACGTAATCATATTTTGAAACATTGAATTTATCATATGCCGCTGGTAAATAAATCATATCATCAAAATCAATCATTTCAGTTCTTGCATCTAACAACCTCATGCAATTTCTTACATATTGTGCTTCGTTTGAAACAAGTTCAATTCCCTGCCTTCTTGCTTGTTCGATTAATAATTCAGGTTCAGCTGTTAAGTTCTGTTGTCCAATACCTATTAATCTATAGACATTGCTCATAAATTCTATCTTCTCACCTTGTTCTAATTTTTGTTCAGTTGCAATATTATCAAGATAATTATTTAATACCAATTTCTTTTTATCCTTTTCAAATTTAACGTATTTACCATATACTTTTTTGATTGCAGAAAAACCAAATGAATGAAGTGTTGAACATTCACCAGCTGTTCCTATTCGCGGTTTTAATTCTGTAGCAATTGCGTTTGAAAATGCTACAAATATTATTTTTTTGTTTAGTGGAATAAATTTCATTGAATCGACGATAGTAGTAGTTTTTCCAGTACCCGCCTTAGCATCTATTACACCGTTACCTTTACCTAATTGAATGAAGTCGAATATTCCTTGTTGTTGTGGTGAAGGTACTCGTTTTGGTTTTTCTGAAACTTCTTCAGCGTTCTTTAATGAACCATCTTTATCTTGCGGTGGTAAATTAATATCTACATTTTGTTGTTCAACAACCTTTACTTGTTCAATTTCTTTTTCAGTAGCAGTTTGTTGTTTTTCTTTTTCAAGTAAATGTTTATAATCGGGATGAATAAGATGATGATTACCTTTAATAGGTACCCAACCTGTAGCAGTTTTTACGTTCTTTTTATTTTTATCAAGCGAACCAATAGGGAACGGTGTCTTACCTTTTTCTAATCCATCGTCTAAAATTTCTTGATGATCTATTAACGTTTGAATAAATAAATCTTCTTGTATTTCATTACGGTCAAAATTATACATTATATAACTTACTGCGTCATGTTGCGTTTTTATATTTATTTCAGGCGTTACATCAATCAATACCGTTGGTGAAGTAAATTTTTCAATATTATTTTCAAACAATTCATTTAAACGCGCTTTCAAATCTAAAATAAATAATTCGCTTGGTATATCATCTGTTCCAAATTTATCAATTGACAATAACTGATAATTTCTTTGTTCAGACGTATCAAGTACCAAATGATCTTCAAGAACAAAATCTTTATTTAGCAATATGTAAAAATAATATGATTTTGATTTATTAAGATTATTATATGTTTCAGCATATCTTATATCTTTTTCATCGAATACAATATTTATTTCTTCAAATGTTTCGCGTATTGCAGCATGAATAGGCAATTCGCCTTCTTCAATTTTACCCCCAGGTAACGCTAATTTACCCGGCATAAAATCATCATTAGGATCGCGCTGAACTAACAATACCCTTAAGTCCTGCGTAAGTATTATTAAATCTGCATAATTGTTTTTTGGTTTTTTTCTTTTAAAATCCAATATATTACCTACAGCGTCTTTAAATGACTTGAAAAACGTTGATATTGTACTGATAGATGCTGATTCTTCGCCATTATTAGTTTTTTGAATATTTCCTTTGACTGCCTTTTTTAATTCGTCAGAATGATAAAGCTTTCGCATCTGATTTAATATATCATGACTTGAAGAAATAACAGCATGATCTATTACATGACCTGTATACCATAACCCAGTTCTTGAAGTCTCAACTTTCTCAATTTTTTGTGCTTCAGGCAAAGGCGTATCCCTAAATTTTTTCGCCATCATTTCAGCTATTAAATCGCCTGGGTATTTTTCTGAAAGTTTTTCATATGCTCTTCTACTTATTGTAATTACAGGTTGATTCCTTTGTGCAAATCTATTTGCTTCAATTATATTATCTTGATTATAAGCTGGACGGTGTTCAATACTTTCATACGTATCATTTCCATTATCAATTACAAAAACAGGTAATCCTGCAGTACTACTTCTATACGTTGCGAGTAATTTTCTTGTATGTTCTGGTGAAAAAGGTTTTTCAAATTTAATTGTCCAGGGACTTATTGAAGTAACTTTATGATCAAGTTCATCTTTAAAATTATTTCTTACAAAATCCTTTTGAACCATATCATATGCCTTATTCTCACCAGTTAATAAAACATTTGCTGTTCCCATTTTACTAAATGGGGCGTCTTGATATTTTAATTTCTTTTCTTCAGTAATGAAACGCGCTGTATGTTGCTTTAATACATTAACATCACCAGTATCTAAATATTTATCAATAGTGGGTTTATTTAAATGATAGAAAGAATAGTATTCTGCAAATGCTTCTTCAGGCGCAACATGTGCATAATCAGTAATAAGATCGCGGTGACTATTTTGTCCATTTCTTGGTATTCTTACATCTTCGCCTGTTGCATGATCTTTAGTACGTTCTTCTTTATATGACCAGCCACATTCGTTAGCAAATTTTCTATATTCTTGATTTGAATATCTATCAAGCTTTTTACTTACAGCATGTCCAAGTTCATGCGTAACAACTGAAGCAAAATGATCGCTGCCATCTAACTTTGTAACTTTAGAAGTAGAACGAAGACAGTCAGGCGAAAACTGTATCTTTTTTCTATCAGGATCGTAAAACGCATAAGATTTATTATATTCATTATTATACATGAATGTAGTCAGTTCTTTATTCGATATCACATGTCCTTTTGGTAATGTATCAATTAACTTTTCAATTGTTTCAAGAGCGACAAGATTTGACTTATTCCAATTACCTTCTATTTGTTTATTATATTTTGTATTAAAGCGCATTTGAAGAACTGGTTTAAAATCCAATTTTGATTTTTGAAACGCGCCTTTGTTTGTAAGATCGATGAAGATTACTTTTAAATCATATTTACTTAAAGGAAATTTATTTGCATCAACATATTTTTTAAATTGCTTTTTACCTTCTTCTGCAGAAAACCCAACCTCTTTAAATTTTTTCGTAAAATAAGTTTCAAGCTTATTTGCGTCTTTAATATTACTTAATGATAAAACAGGTTTTTCAAATTGTGGTATTTTTGACTCACCTACTCCAAAAAGTGGATCATCAAAACCAATTGTAAAGTCCAATTTTTTACCAATGTAATATGAACTAATTTCTTTACCTGTTAAATAAAAACGTTTAAATGAATCAAATGCATCTGCAGTTGGTGTTGGAAATTTATTTATAATAGCTAATAACGACGCAAATGATTGCATTGTTTTATCTTTATTAACCTCAGAAGTTGTATAAAATGTTCCAAGACTATAATGATCTGGTTCTTGATATTTAATTGTAGTAAAACCATCTGAAGTTTTTTTACCGCGTTGACCTATATACTTACAAACTTCATTCATTATATTTTCAGATCCGTGAACAACAACTAAATCATCGCCATTATAATTATTTGCTTCTTTTTTCTTTTCAACATTAACTGATATACTTCCTTTTATGCCGTTTAATTCAATATCATAATCGCCTATTATTGAATCTGTTTCTGGAGCTTCGCCGAATACTTCTGTGTTTTGTAATTTTTTTATGATATCACTATAAAACGTATGTGGATCTGCAAACACATCTACATTGAATCTTCGTACTGATTCATTTTCAATATATTTTTTTATTTCACTACTTTGTCCTTCAAGATAATCTTCAAATGTTTCAGCTAATTTATCAAGTTGCGTTTGAAATAATATCCAGTTACCGCTAAAATTTTCTACACAAAATTGATTACCTTCATTCAATATATCAACTATGTGAAAATATTCATCCCCTCTACCTTTTTTTATTTTTTCAACATATTGCTTTTTAAATTTATCGTATTGCTTTTGTAATTCAGGTGAAAGATTTGTTGCTTCAACTAAATTATCATAATGCGCATCAATAACTGAACCCAGTTGTTTAAATTCAGTTACATCAACTTCCTTTTCTAACTGCGCTTTATATTTTGCTTTTACTTCTTGCTTTATTATTTTTATCACATCATTACTTGCTGTACCACCAGCAGATGCCTGTAATAAACGATCCTGTATTTCATTATACATTTCTTGCCATAGTTTCATTGCGCGTTTCGTAAATTCATTTGTAAATGAATATTTCAACGCACCATAAAAACCTTCGTATTGTTTAAAATCAGTTGGAGAAAAAGGACCGTGATCTTGTCCTTCAAGACGTTTAAAGTTTTTTATTACTTCATCCAAAAAAGTTTCACCGTCAATTGGTTCCTTTACTTTTACAAATTCACGAGCAAGTCCATCTAAATGATGTCCTAATGCTGTTAATACTGGAAAGTTTGGAATATCATACCACCCATTATGATAATCAGTAGCATCATGGAGTTTTATGACCATCCCCTTCTGCCAACTTCTTATTGTTCCAACAGGACATTTGTGGGGACGTTGTTCTGTAGATATTGACATTGATTATTTCTGTTTTTGTAAAACATCCAAACCACGTTCTTTACATTCATCAATGGCGGCATCCAATAATTCGTCCTTACCATTATTTATATCTTCAGTTACTGAAGAAGCAATGAACTTTTGCAGTTCATCGTCACTCATTTTTTTGACAAATGATTTTACGTCTTTTGGTTGTTCACCGCCATCTTTTGCCATTATTTATGTTTTTATTTTTTACAATTATGCTATATCAAGTAAAACAGCGCACTGTTTCTCGTATTTTTGTGTATCAAGTTTTCCACCATTTTGTCTTTCATTTACCTTAGCAAACATTGCAAGATTTGAAAGTGTACGACCATTTACTTTTTCAATATCAAGATTCTTTTTATATTTTTTCAAAAAATCAATTACAGCGTTCATATGATCTTTAGTAACCCCCATATCGTTGCCTAACCTATCTTTCAATTTCATTTTGTCTTTGATAACATTAAGTTTATCAATTGTTTCATCCATTGACATTGAAAGATCGATTGTTCTTGCACGTGAATTTACAATAGGTTGAGGAAGTTCCGTTCTTTTTAAATTTGAAATAAATATTACAGTACCAGAAAATTTAAACTGTTTAGGCGGATATACTTTTTTTCCATCCTCATTTACTGCTAAAGGTTTTGGATTTGCATATCTGATTGTACCATCACCTGAAGTATCCAAAGCGCCTTTCAACATATTTTCAGCATCTGCATCACCCCACATTGAATCGCAATCATCAAATACTACAAGTTTATCTTTGTTTGTATACATTACATTATACATATCTGAAGGTGATGTATTACCTGTAATTTTTACTGCGTCGTATTCAGACGGATCAAGGTGAAGTTCTTCATCATATACACGTAAATTATTTTCTTCCATTGCTTTAATCATATCCCACGTTTTACCTACACCACCGGTTCCATAAGCTATTAATGACTTAGGACGGCCTGTTTGCATAATAGCATTCAAACATAAATTATATGTATCCCATCTATCTTTATAACCTACGCCAAGTTCTTCACCAATTTTTTTCTTTTGAAATTTACTTATCTTATTATAATCCTTTGCAGATACTTCTTCCTTAATATCATTAATATCAAAATCTTCTGATTTATAATCTACTTCGCCTTTTTCATTTGTAGGAACATCAGTTGGTAAATTAGTACCACCCGCGCGTTGTTCTTTAAAATTTGAAAAATCATGTTCGCGCAATTCATTTTTTTGAAGATGTGTTGCATATTTATAATCACCTAATAAGTCTCCATGCACTTTAGAATCATATACGCCCAACGACATTAAATCACGATGTTGTTGAGCACGATTCTGTCCTTTTTTATTTGCAACAACGTTGTTGATTTTTTCTTCGTCGCTGTTTCCTTCAATATCTTTTTCGTGTTTATATCTACCTTCAAAATGATGAGCGGCATTTGTTTTATTATTTATCCAACGAAAAGTTTGATAAGGTCCATTTTTACCTTTTGCTGTAATTTGTTTTTTTACAAGATCAGCAGTATTTAACAATCCTTTCATTAAAAAATCTTTAAAAGGTGATATAACTTTTCCTTCTATTTTATCAACAACATTTTCTTGTGATTTTTCCATATAATTACTATCCAATTCACCGCGTGATGCTCTACGATGTTTAATTGCCATTTGATCATGATGATCGCGAGTTTGAATATGCTGTTCCCATTTTGGATTTTTTTCACCTTTATCAGTTCTTGTTGGAGTTGATTCTGCTTTTTCAGAATGTTTTTGATATAATTGTTGATGAAATTTACCCGCATCCTTATGATCATCAGCCGTATAACTTTCTGTATGCATTGGAGTTTTAGAACCATTTGATTCATAAACTGGTTTACCACTCCGTGTATGGCCAATAACTTTCCCTCCTTTACTGCCCTCACCGCCTTTCTCAATTACATCGTTATTAACGTATTGCCTTACCACATTTAATTTGCGCAGATTTGTTGACATATTAATTGCTTAATGCTTAGAACAATCTTTAATTACAAATTTATACCTTTTAAACGAAAAAATTAATTTAAACTTCATACGTTTTTTCACCAATAGAAATTTTTACCTTACTTTTTCTTTTTACCTTTGGTACGTATTCCTTATTAATCAAGATATCAAATTCTTGTGTTTTATCATTCCATTCATATCTGGGATCGTAATAATTTAAACTACACCTACAATGTGGATGAGTACTACCAACAACAGCTCTCCATCTTTCTGTAGGTCTACCAATGTTAGTACCATTTGCTTGCAGTTCTGTTAATTTAAACACAATAGGTTTACTACCAAAACCTTTCGTCAAATAAAGTCTAATGCAATGTTTACACGCAGATTGATATACTCGTTTCCAAACAAGTACATCATCGCCGTAGAAGTTTTTTAAATATTCAGCCTTACCTTCCTGATATGCAGTATTAG